CCAACCGCCGCAGCTACACCAGCTTTTACAAACCTTTCGCCAGGTATTAAACTCGGCTCAGACAAAGCACCCGTAACCGCTTGAGCAGTCGAGATTATTGACTGACCTATACCAATAGCTTTGTTTAGCTTAAAAGCTTTCTTTTGTCTTTGCTCGTCTCCGTCTGCAAAAGCGTTAGCTAAATTACTTAGAGCAGTTAATGTACTCGAGGCTATATCGAACTTCGCTTGTTGTACTGCTTTTGCTTCATCTAATTCTTTTTTGTCCTTCTCCTTCTTTTTATCAGCGTCTTCTTTTTGTTTAGCCGCAAGTTTTTCGCTCATAGCAAAGGTCTCGTCTAATATCGCTCTATTAGCAGATATATTAGCTTGCCTACTTGCTTCTCTAAATTGGTCTAAAGCTATTAATGCATCTGCTTCCGCTTGAGTGCCTCTTGTGGTAGCTTCCACCATAGTCTCAAGCCTTAACATTTCCTCTTGTTGGCGTTCCTCTTCTAAGGCTCTTAACGCTTCTAATGATTTTAGCTTGTCGGTTATTTGCTCCGCATCAAATTTTTTACGCTGATAGGCTAAGTCCGCATCGGAATCGCTCAGAGATTTATTCATCTCCATACGCTCCCTATCTAACGCAAGGTCGTTCATCTTTTGCTCAGACCTAAAACCTTCTATTTGTGCAAGTACTCCGAGTCTATTTCCTTGTGCAGCGATTAAAGCCGTTTGTGTTTCAGTATTCTTGTTTTTATTAAATTCAGCTTTTGCCGCAGCTACTTGTAAATCGGCTTGAGCAAGCATAGCCTTCTCTTGTTTTTCTAATATAATACCTAACTCATCATTAGCTTTTTTTCTGTCCTCTATGCTATTACGCTCTTCATCTCTTATTTGGCGTTGCTTCTCCGCTTGCCTATCGTATTTCTCTACAAGTAACGCTTGTTGTGCGGCAGCTATCTCCGCAGAGTTTTTTATAGCTACGTTTGCCTTAGCTTGTTCTATTGCTCCGCTTAAGCTTATCTTGCTTACGCCATCTATCGTACCGCTTACGACTCCACCTATTTCACTTGCTGCTTTTTTAAGATTGCTACCTAATTCACCTCCAGCTTTAGCCGCTGATATAGCTATATCGTCTATTGATTTATTAGTCTCAGCTATAGACTTATTTAATTCTTTTATTGTGTTAGCGTCTTTACTGCCAAAAAAGGATTTTTCCCAGGCAAGTTGAGCTTCTTGCAGACCTAACTTAATACCATAAAAAGCGGTTTGGAACGGAGATATAACTAAGGTTAATAAGTCATTCATAACGCCCCTTAGCCCCTCAAAACCTTTAGAGCTTTTATAGACTTGTTCGGTTACGTTTACAAAAACGCTGACTATTTTACCTAAGACAATAGAGATAGTCTCCATTGCGGTACTAAATAAGTCTACTACTTTTTGATTCTTTTTTAAAGCGTCAAATAAAGCGGCTACCGCAGCTACAGCAACACCTATTCCAAGAGCTTTAAACGCAGTACCTACAGCTTTTAAACCTTTAGAAAATAACGCACTTGCTTTACTCCCTTCTTTTTGAGCTTTAGCTGCCTCGTCTAAACCTTTTTTAGTGTTTGCTAATTCTTTGTTATAGCTTGCAACCTCGCCAGATGCTTTAGACCGCTCGTTACTTAGCTCTTTTATCGCTAATTTTTGGTCTTTAATAGCTGCTTTTAAATCGTCTTGTTTTTCTTTTAGCTCTGCTTGTCTTGCTAACTCAGTTTTAGAGGTACTTGCTTGTATTTTATCGAGGTCGAGTAGCTCCTTTTCAAATTCTATAAGGATATCCTTTTGCTCTTGGATATTATCGCCTAAGTCTTGGAGTTGTTTATTTAACTCTCCCAGGGTCATATCGCCCTTTTTTATATTTACCTCTAAGTCTAAGGCTATTTTTTTATCTGCCATTTTATAGTTTTATAATTCTATATACTAAGTTAAGTGTTAAGGTTGTTTCGCCGCTTGGGAAGGTCATATCTGTACTGGGGCTTTTTAAGATTATAGCTTCTCCGAAGTGGATGTCAGCTTCTATGTGAGCATCTTCGTCTATATACCCTACGTTGTTTGCGGTATTAAAGAAATTAGCTTTTATGCTTGCTAAAGAGTGTCCTTCTACCGATACTTGAAGCTCTAATTTTTTACCCGTTGTAGCTGGGTCTCCGTTTAGCCTAATATAACCCCTTGTTATTTGGTAGAACTCGTTGTCAGGCAAAGGAGGTAATACTTCAAGCCCTTGGGTTAAGTTTTCAAGTACCGAGGTAGGCACTACGATAGACGCTAATTTCTCTACAAATAAGCCGTTAATATAAGTCTCGTCGGGTCTGCTTGCGGTTGTATAGGGTGAGTTAATTATAGTGACGTTATCAGCGTTTACTTCTGAGTAATCACTCCCAATAACTAACGCGTTTACAGAGTTTAAGGATTGGCTTACATTATCGGATGCAATAAGCGAGCGAGTGCCGCCCTTTACGCTTTCTCCGAATTGTAAACTATCCTGAGTCTGCCCGCTATTTCCGTTAGGTTTTACTAAAGTGTTACCGATTGGTAAGTCGTTCCCATCTTCAAAAGTACCCGTACCTCCGTAGATAGGTTTTATATCTCCTACAAACGCTGCTTTAGGCTCTACCTTTAAGAAAGTACACTTTGTCGTTTGTCCGCTTGTAGCGTCGTAATCTACTACGCTTAATAGCCTCCAGTAGCTACCGTCAATATAGTAGTTTTTACGAAAGGAAAGCTCGTTGTAGTCGTAAGGTCTTAACGCTAAATAGCATTCAAGTATTTTGCTATTTTTGTCTGTAATCTCATCTATGTAACGCTTCCAAAAGAAATTATAGCAATTAGTATTCGGATAGTTGAGGGTGTAAACCTTGCCATAGTTAAAGTTATAAAATAGCTGCTTAGGAACGCCCCAATTTAAATCGAAGGTAGGTTCGTAAGGGTTATCTAAATGCCCAGCGTAAGGGTAAAAGCTCTGATTATTAATAAATAAGTCAAGCCCTAATCTCCAAGGCTTTTGCGTTGGTAGCAATCCACCCCAGTATAGTAGCCTAATTTTGGCGGTTGCCTCAGTTACTTTACCGTTATCATCTACAAATAGCATAGCGGAGATAACTCTATCGTTATTCTCTACCGAGTAAAGCGGAGTAGGTGCGAATATTGTACCGATTGTTTTATCCGTAGTTATAAAGTCGTTGTCTACGTCTATTATTACTTGCCCATAGGTCTCATCGTAAACCTTTTTATAATTATCGTTTAGCGAGTCTTTGTCTTCTTGGTCTGTGAATATAAACCTACCAGCATCTAACGCTCCTAAAGGCTTAATTAAGTAATCTCTTGACCTATCTACTATCTGCTCTATATCGACTCTGTCAGAGGTTAAATAATCGTCCCTTGTTTCAATTATTAGTTTGTTTTCGTCTATTGGGTCATAGTCTATATACAGGTTAAATCGCTTTATTATGCTACTCAGTAAATCTACTTGTTTTATTTGCTTAGGTATGACTATACGAGTAGTAATAGTATCGCCTAATCCAAGCTCAGTCTCTAAGTATTTAGACGCTAAGGTGCTTCCCGTTTTTAACCGAAACTCAAAATCTACGTAATTAGTTCTTGTTAAATATTGATAAGGTATTACTATAAGCTTGTTTGCGTAAAAAACTCCGCCAACTGATAAAAATACTTCGTCTCCTTCTAATAAGTCAAGCTCTCCAGTAATATAAGTTATAGAATTATTGGGTAATAAAGAAGACGGACCAGCTAAAGGGTTATCTATTGCGTTTTGGGTTATGTCAAGTTGTAGCGTTTGTATTATACTATAAACGCCACCTCTTTTTAAAACAACGTAACAAGAAACATAAGCTCTAAAATCGTCTTGAAGAACGTATCCGCTTGTATGCAAATCGTTCATAATTTCAGTAGTGAGTTGACTGCTTTCGTTATAAATTAAATCAAAGTTTAAAGCCCCTTGCAGACTTATCTTGTTATCTGCTCCAGCCGTATATATTCCAGTCGCTACATTATACTCGTTTTCGCAAGTATTAAAGAACTCTGTACTAACATCGAAAGCCGCTTCTAAGCAAGTTTGGTTCTCTATTACGCCTCCGTCAGCTATTACCCTTGCGTAATAATCTTGGTAGGTATCTGTCTTATTAAATATTAAAATACTATTCGCTAAGTTAGCTGGGTTTGTTATGCTTTGGCATTGTACCAAATCACTTGTTACGCACTCAGCACTAAACTCCTTGCAGAGTATAGCAGCGTTATCTAAAAGTATCTTACCGCTTGCGTATGGTACTATCAGGCTCTTAAATAAGGTAGTGTTTAAAAAGGTACTATCGTAAGTGTATCCAGCCTCTGAGAGTATAGCGTCTAAATATTGCTTTAAGTAAATAGCGGGCTTAAAATCTTGAACCTTCCAATTATCGTAACGGCTTCTACCCCCTATATCTATCATAGGATAAACGTAACCCTCTCCTATTGGAGAACTCCAGCTATCTACTACGTTAGCTTGACTCCAGGTATGGTCTAAAGCTGATAGGTCTAAGTCTTGCAGATACTTATCCTTAATCTTCTCAAATAGGTTACCTACTTTACCCGTAGCTGCTATTTCATAAGTTACTAAGCCGTCTACGTCTTTGATTGATAAGAGTTGGCAGTACCCGTCAATAACTAATACTCCGTCTTGTAGTATCTGATAGCTTGTTTTAAGGTTAGGGTTAAACGTTAAAAAATCTACGTTAACATCGAAAGCGTGTTCAAAGATTTGATTAACTAATTTACCCTCGGGAATAGTAATAGTCTTAGAGTAATCAGATAGCCTCTTCTGTGGGTTGTTTACATCGTATGCCTCTTTAGTTAAAGGTATAGCCCCCTCGTTGTGCGGTATTGAATACCCCGCTATTATATGCTCGATTACCATTGGCGTTCATCTGAGTTATCTATGACCATATCCAAAGCTAAACTATACACTAATCCGTTTTCGCTCTTAGCGTGTTGGTAGGTGTTGCCGCTTACGTTTACGCTTACAAATCCAGCTTCGCTTCTCCAATAAACTTCTGGACTCGTTACGAGGTCTTCTAAGCCCTTTACCTCGAAGTCTTGGAGTAATCTACTATTTAAACTATAACTCTCGCTTGTAGCCGTATTAAATGCTCTCGTACGTTGTGCAGAGGTAGAGTAGTTTAAACTCGTTCCGCTTATCCTATCTGGCGAGTATTTAGCAAAGGTTTTATTTACCTCCGTAGTTTGGTTGCTCTTGCCATCAAACACAAAGCTATCGAACCCGCCCCAACGGTTTAACCAATGCAGCTCGAAAGGTGTATAGTTAGTATTGCAGTCATCTAATTCGTAAAGGTATACTTTTGAATAAGGAGCAGTAAAAGCGTGATTAATGTATAAGGCGTAATATTTTATAGTTGACCAATTTAAATAAATCGCCCAATTATTAGCACCTATCTCTTGTCTTCCAGCGTCCATAGTTAAATAGCTTTTAGGACTTGCTGTATATGTTAAAAAAGTAGAACGAACAAAGTTTAAATCTTTATCAAATGCAAGCCATTGAATTGGCTCAGAACCAACTGGCGGTAGTTGTAGAAATTGTATTTGAAATCTTTGCGACTCTTTTACTTTTAGCCAAGGCATAGATTTTTTAAAAGTAGTTACGTTTACAGACATAACGTCTAAAGTATTATCAAAACCACTTAAAAAATTTCTTGAATGGTTAGTCGTTATTTGGTAGTCTTGCCATTCATTAGAGGTAAACTGAATATACTTAGGTGAAGACGAATAGGCTTTAATAGTGTTAGAAGTAACTATTGAGCCTTGTAAAGCTCCGTTATAATACTCTTGAAAAGTTACTCTAAATTCATTTAAAGGAATATTAACTACGGCGGTAGTATCTGAGTTTTCTAAAGCATTGTACTCGATAGATACAAAAGATTTTACTACGTCTTGGATACTTAGTATAGCTTGAGTCGTCAAAGGTCTTACGCTTATTTGCTGAGTGCTTATAAGTGTGTTAGCTCCGCTTGGATTAAGATATACCTTGCATACTATTTTAAAGCCAGGTTGTGCTGTGTTATCAGAGCTTAATAAATACTCTATCGGAGCAAAAGCTGGAAGTACGTAAGTTGTGGTCGGTTGGTCTTGTATGGTAATAGCCATTATACCTATATACGCCTAAAAATAAAAAAGGACTCATAAGGTTTACAAGCCCGAGTCCTTTAGTAAAATGTCAAACACTAATATAATTAAGAAGATACAAATATAATTAAACTATTTTAATTAGCTCGATAACATAATTGCTATACTGAGCTAAAAGCATCTGCTCGAAAGCTATTAGCTTTTTATCGTTTATAACGTTGCTATAAAAGTCGGTTCGCTTTGTACCGTTATTGAAAATACTGCGAGCTATTGCAAAGGCTATACCGTTGCGTATCTTCTCAGCATCTTGGCGTTTACCTGATTTAGTATTGCTTGACCTTGGAGCATTTATACCTCTGTTAAGCATAAACTTGCGTATAGCTTTTATAGGTGGCATTTTATTAGTGTATTTGAACCTCGATATACCCGTATTGTTTTTAGCTCCACTTACGCCCTCGTCTAAGTACTCGTAATAATCAGGCATTGCTATTGTGATTTTAAATCCATTTGCAGTTATTGTTACGGGTTGAGCGTTGCCGTCTCCTATCGCCTGAGCAGTATTACCGCTTGCGTATCTGCCTACGTCTTTTAACGATTGCACTAAGTCATCTACAACGGTCTGCCAGTACTTATCTAAATTCGCGTATAATTTATTTTGCATTCTTCTCGTAGTTAGCTTTCTCTACCATATAAGCCCACCAATTTAAAAACTCAATCGCTCCGAGTTTGGTAGTCTGCTCTATGCTTATGTTATGCAGTTTAGCCATAGCGTCTATTATTGAGAAGAGTCCCCATCGTTGTCCAAAATCTCCCGAGTCATCGCCAGCGTGTCCTTCATCCACTTGCTCAAAGAGTCCTCTGTACTGCTCAAGTAATCGTTCCAAAGATTCCAAAAAAAAACAAAGATATTCCATACCTTGTCTAATTCTGTTGACCTAATCAAAGCGGCTCGCTCGTTGAGTGTTAAGTTATCGTCTCCGTAGTTCTTGCCTTCGGGCTTGCTTATAGCTGCTAAGAGTAAATCCATAACCTTAACCCCTTCGCCTTGGTATTTGCTTCTGATATTAATTATATCTAATAGCTGACCGCTCGTTAGCTTCTCGGGTTTGTGTTCAATATGGTAAACGCTTCCGTTGAGTATTACTCTGCTATTAATCTTTAGCTTCTCCAGTTGCTTAATATTGAACTCTCCCAGCTCTGCTATCATTACCGCAAAGTCTTTTAGCTTAACCTTACTTGCCTCCTCGTAAGTTATATCCTTTATCGCTGCGACTGCATAGATATTCTGCTCCATTACTGGCAGCTCTCCGTCTATCTCGTTAAGTAGCTGGTATTGTCCAACTGTCATTTTAGATAACCTTGTATGTTCCATAACCTTTCTTTGAAAATTTGTGCATTATTAAATACCTCAGAGCATCTATAGCGTGATTATAACCATCTATCGGGACGTTTAAACTATCTCCGTTGCGGTCTACCTTCCATTTATACTGTTCAAGCTCTTTTATTAAGTTCTTACTTGACGAATGTACGTTAATTGAGTAGCCTTTGAGTAGATTAATTCCAAACATTATACTATCCGCACCCTTCTTAACGCCATCTATTGTCCAACGTAAACGCCTCAGCTCCTCTATACTTTTAGGCTCGGCACTATCTGCCACTATTAAAGCTCCTTTGCTTATACCTAAAGCCTCCATTCTGTCGCTTATATCTCTATTTGTTAGCCCAGTCTCGTAGATTAACTCCTTTACCCATAGTTCACCATCTTGCAGCCTTACCTCAACTAATGTAGTTGGGTCGTTAGTGAAACCAAAGTCTATACCATATCCGATTAAGTTCTTATCCTCAAAGCTCTCGTTTAATACGTACCACTTTTTAAGTATTAGCCCCTCTATTTTACCAGTACGCCCCCTTGCGTATACCTTCCATAAATCTAAGTCTTTATCCTTTAAAGCCTCTATCTTCTCCCTAATCTTATCGCTTAAAAAAGGGTTGTGCCTATGGTCTGAGATTATAAGCTCAGCGTTAGGCATTGGTATTATTTTGTCGTGAACCCAGAAGCTCGTATCGGGGTTATAATCTAAATAGACTTGTTTACGAGTACGTAGACTTAACTGCTCAAATATATTGTAAGGTATGCCGTTAGCCTCATTTACAAATAGATAGTCCCTCTTACCCGACTTTGCGTCTTGCTCATTGTCATAAGAATTAAATTCGATTATAGAGCCATTCTTAAAAGTAAATACTCTGTCGCTACGATTATAGAAGGTTACTTGCTGCTTGATTGCTTCGTCCGCGTTATGGATGTCTATAGCATCTCTCAACGCTCCTACTTTAAGGTTAGGTATATCTTGACCTACTACCGTAATAGTGCAAGTCTCGTTAATTGCTTTAGAGAATAGTACTTGTAGTATAGCGTAAGTTTTTCCTGAGCTTGTCCCGCCCTGGTTTACTATTATATCCGCTTTAGAATTATAGTTACTTCGATATACTGAGGTGGTACTAATCAACTATATCTTTCTCGCTACTCGCTAAAGGTACGCCAGTATCAATTATATTAATATCGAGGCTCTTGTATGTTGTCTCTTGGTGTATCTCTTGACGCTCTACGTAACCTCTGCTCTTGCCTTTAGTCTTTAAGGTAAAAATTATAGCGGTAGTATCTCCCTTACCTATATTCTCAACTAATTTACTTTCCGCATAGTCTAAAAACATTTCAGAAGGCTCTATGTTATCTAATTCATTTTTATAGTCTTCGTCTTCTTTTAACCATTGGTAGTGGATAGTTCTACTTATTCCTACTACTTTACAAGACTGACTAACATTCCCAAAGGTTTTTTTATAAGCTTCTATAAAAGATTTTTTAGCTAATTTAGTGTCCATATTCTTTTTACTAATTTTTTGTTAACTTTTGTTAAATTTCTTTACCGCACTTTTCGCAAGTTTCTATTTGCTTATCTTCTTTCTCTATTGGCTCTTCTTCTATATCAAAAGGTATGCCTTCTAAACCCCAGTCTACTAACTCGTCTATATTCCATTCGTTAGCGAGTAGGTCAAAGTCCCAAGCTCCAGTATTAGCGTTTAACCTTACGTTTAATTCTCTCTCGTCGTCTTCTGACAAATCTACTATAACGCATTCTACCGATTTATAACCTAACTTTTTAAGCTCTCTTACTCTAAAGTGACCGCCTACAATATAGCCCGTTCTTTGGTTAAAGATAATAGGCTCAACTAATCCAAATTTAGATAAAGACTCCTTTAAGTTTTTTTCTTGTTTTTTATTAGAGGTTCTTGGGTTGTACGGAGCGGGTATTAAATCCGTTAGCTTTTTAGTTTCAATTATCATTTTAAATATTTGTCAAATAGCTTTACGCTATGCTTATATATACACTTACCGCAAGTAATGTCAGGTCTGTACGCAAAATCCTCCTGGCAAAGCTTTTGAAACTCTGCTCTAAGGTGTGGGCTTATACCTCCGCCTTGTTGCTTAACTATAACCCTTATTTGCTGCTCCAGCTCTTCGCTCATTTCTTTTTACGTTTAGCTACTGACTCTATGCACCCGCTTGCTTTTAGTTCTTTAATTCTCTTTTGGTCTTTAAGCTCTATCTGTTCGCCTAAATTAAATACTGCTCCGCTCTCAGCGTCTCGGTATCGTTTTATTATATTATATTTCATAAGGTTTGTAGTCTTTTTGCGTTCTCTTTTACTATATCGTACTTAGACTTTACGTCTTCTTTTAGCTTTAGTCCTAACTCTATCTGCATATTGTAATTACCTTTTATTTTCTTAATCGCAGCCGCCCAGTCATTGCCGTGTACCTTCAAACTATTGCTATTAGTAGCGAGTAGGTTGTATGGCATTACGTTGCTTACTATTACGGGCTTTGCAAAGTGTCCCGCCTCTATCATTTTAAGTTCACTTTTGCAGCGGTTAAATAGGTTATCTCTCAAAGGTATTATACAGATGCCGCAATGCTGATACTCTGTCGCATATTCTTGTATGCTACTAACTTGCTGGAGTATTGGACTCATCCGCTTAGGCACTCTCGGGCTTTTAACGGTTAGGTATTCATTATTAAAAGCGTTACCTAATAGTTTTAAATCTTTAAGGTGAGTACTGCCTCCTGAGTAAAAGAAAGTATCGAATTTTAGAGATAAATCTTCGTAGGCAAATTGCTTTTCGTTAGGGTCAATAGCGTTTTTAATTACCTCTACGTTTTTGTTATACGGTCTTATCTTCTCCGCTAAAATCTTTGTGGTAGTCCATACAACGTCTGCAAATTTGATGTTTGCAAGGATACACTTAGTCATATTACTACGAGAGTAAAATAATTGTAGCGGGTGACCTTTAGGTAGCACCCAGTAATCATCTATATCGCAAATTACTTTTATACCTCTTGCCTTTAAAATTAAGATAGTCTCTTCAGGCTTCATAAGCTCGGAGATATTACGATTAAAAATAACGTGGGTTACTCCGTCTAACTTCTCTAAAAAGTCGTCAGCGTTATTAACTAAACAAGTTACTTCTATTCCGTAGTCCTGGCTCAATCTAACCAGAGGCATCATTAAGCGGTGATAGCTTACTCCGCTAACGGCAGTCATAACTATAGCTATTTTAGTTTTGTTCTCGTACATTATCTTAAATTCTTTTTTGGCTTTTTTGTAGTCGCTTTTTATGCTTCGGTAGCTTATAGATGTTTCGTTGTGTATTTTGATTAGAGTATCTCCATTATATACTGCTCTAATTAGATTAGCGTTGTAGTGGCTCATCTTTGCGAGTACGTCTTCTATATCCTCGCTCTCACTCTCTTCTATTGCCCAGTACGGGTCTGTTTTGTTGCATTTCTTTAGCCATTGGTTACGCATTACTATTGCAAAATAGCCCTTCATATTTTCTTTGGGCGGCTTATGGCTACAAATATCAAAAGCCAAGGAGACTAACTCCTCGGCTTCTTGGGTGTTGTTTGTTAATTTAAGAGCATAATCTCGAATGCTCTTATCGAAATATATCTCTTCTAATCTCAAAAGGGTAGCCCTTCGGATTTAGTAGGTTCCCAAGTGTCTAACTCTACGTAAGGTTTACCACTTTGACCTATGTTAAGGTCTAAGTTTACCCAGCCATTTTTTGAGTTCTTTTGAATAAAGGCTACTGCTTCGTCTACTTTTAAGCTTAAACTACCTACTGCCCATTTTGGCGAGTCTGCTTTCATTTTAAAAATAAAACCTTCTGCGAATACTTTGTCTT